CTCATGCTCGCGCATATAGGTCAACGACAGCAAAGTGCCATCAGAGCGGACGGCCCAGATCAGCGAGTACGGCGACTGGGCGTAGGACCACTCGCTGATGGTGTATCCGTCGAACAGGTGGTTGGACAGCACCGACAAATCGTTGCCGGTGTAGCCGTCCACATCCAGCTTATAGCCCAGGTCACGAACGATGGACCCCTTCTCCTGCACGAACAGGATGGTGTCGCCGACGACGAGGGGTGGGACATGCGCCGACCCGCGATAGCCCTGCGGCTTGACGGAGATGGACCCAGGCGTGATGACGTCGGTCTGATTGCCGGCCGCGATCAGCCACTCGCCGCCGCTGGTCATGGCCAGCAGATCCTTCAGCGGAACCAGGTGCCGGATCTCGTTGACCTGGCGGGCGGCGATGGTGAAGGTGACCGCATCGTTGTCCTTGGTCGGGCTCGAGACGCAGTAATTCTCGTAGTTGGCCGACTGGCTCATCCAGAAGGTCTGGGGCTTGTTGTTCGACGACGCGAAGGTCAGACGCTGCTGGTGGAAGGTGACGGTGCCGGGGTAATCGCCCGACGACGCGAAGGGGTTGCGAGCCTTCTGCGGCGTGTCGGTGGTGTCGGGGTCGATGTTGTCATCTTTGAAGGTCGTGGTCTCGGTCGACCCGACCCAGCCATAGATGCCGTTCTTCTCCCGGTAGACGTTGTACTTCTCGGCGCCGGATACGGCGGCCCAGCTGATTGTGACGTAGTTTGACGACGACAAGGTGGCCGAGTTGGCGGTTGCCGTGCTGGACGCCAGGCTCTCCTCCAGGCTTTCGGACTTCACCGCGGTGGCCACATAGTTGTAGGCGGTGGCGCCGCCGGTGGCGGGCGTGGCCGTGACGCTGCCCGGCGCCGAGATGCTGGGCGCGAAGGTGATGTCCGACAGCTTCCAGTTGGTGTGGCCGCTTCTGGTCAGCTTGCGCGGGGCGTAGCTGGGGTGGACCAGGTACATGGTGTCGGCCGACTGGGCGAATTTCAGCAGCGCCAGGTCGGTGCTGCTGTACGGCGTCGGGATCTCGTAGATGGCGCCCGTCTGGGCGTACCACTTGCCGGCCGCCAGGTCGGTGGCGAAGGTGCCAGAGGTGTGGGCCGTCGTGCAGTAATAGGTCGTGCCGCCATTGGTGCGCAGATCGCCGACAACATATGCAGTCGCAGTGACCCAGGCCGACACCCCGGAGGTCAGCACCTGGCCGGCGTCCTTATAGACCCGCATGTAGAGGTGGCCGAACTCGAGGATATAGGTCTGGGTGGTGTTGAACTGGAACGGGACCAGGCGCGTGGTCTTGCTGCTGTCCTTCACCTCGGCGATGAACTGGAAGCCCGTGCGGTTGCTGGCGCCGCCATGGGCGTGGATGAAGACGTTGGTGGCCGTGCGCAGGCCGGTGGCGTACTTGGCCAGGTCGACGCGGGCGTGCAGCGAGGGGGCGAGTTCGCCGCCGGCGAAGCTGGGCTGGATCTTGTTTGGCGTGGTCATCCGAAGCGGGCCTCGACCCAGGCTGCATTGGGGATGTCGTCGGGCTGGCCTTGATCGGCATCGCTGGCCCAGGCCGAGCGGATGACGTTCTGGTACATGGTCTCGCACTTTTGCTGCCGCTGCAGGTCGCCCGTCAGCGGATCGGCGAGCTCGGCGCCCAGGCGATAGGACAGGGCCTGGATGAACAGCTGCGAGAACAGGTTCGGATCGGTGACCTGCTTGACATAGATCAACACGGCATCCGCCTTGTCGGTGAGGATGCAGCGGACGTCGTTGTAGTTCTCGACCTTATAGGATGGGGCGGTGTCGCCCTTGACCGCGGGCAGGATCTCGACCGCCCGCAGGCAGCCGCTGGGCCAGGCGTAGCGGTAGGACCAATCGTCTGGCGGGTCGCCGAGATCGGCCAGGGCGAGGCGTGCCGTGGCGAAATTCCAGGGGTAGTCCTCCATGACCGCGTCGCGGGCGTACTCAAAGAGCGCGGCACAGAACCGGGCCGCCGTCGACGCCTCGGTCAGACTGGAGATGGACTTCTGGCCGATGCGGGCCAGGGCCATGTTGCAGATTTGCACGTCACTGGCCATGGCTGCACCTCGGCTTAGATCAGGGTTTCGTCAGGCTTCTGAGCGTCAGGCAGGGCGCGGCCCCGGCGACGCGGTGCGTCTTCCTCGACGGGTTCCATCCAAGAAGACAAGGGGCCGTCGTACTCGACGACAGCCCCCGCCTTCCGGCGGGAACCGTCGATGAAGCAGTCGCGGTGGACTTTAACCTTCATCGACGGTCACTCCTTAGAACTGGTCGGTGTAGGCCTTCCAGGTGACCGGGGTCTTGGTCAGGAAAGCGTTGACCTTACCAGCGGTCAGGGCGGCGGTGCCGGTGGTCTGGAGGATGCCAAGATACCGTTCGTAGTCGCCCTTGGGCAGTTCCACCTTGGCCACGTAGTAGCCCGCGACCAGGGTGGCCTTGGGGATGGCAGGGGACGACCAGTGATAGGTCGCGCTGCCGTCAGTGGCGATGGAGGCGCTGTCGTCGGAGGCCAGGTGGAACTGCACGGTGGCGGAACCGCCCGACGTGACGGCGGTGTCGACGCTGATGACGAGGTAGAGCTCGTCGACATCGTTGACGTTGTTGGCCAGGCTGGTGTCGACCTGGCTGCCGATGAGGTAAGTCCCGGCGGCGCCCGTGTTCAGAGCAGTGGCGTCGCAGAACTCATTGCGAGAGTCCAAAATCATCTTTCAATACTCCTGTCCTGACGACTAGCTGATGGTCGACTCGGTGTTGAGGATGGCGTCGCAACGCTTGAACGGGATGCCGTCGAAGGTCATGACGTGCTTGCCGGCGACCTGATCCATGGTCAGGGTCGAGGAGGCGACCTTGTTGGCGATCTGACGACGCAGGAACGACTTGATCGTCCGCGAGCCGTAGAACACCGGGCGGCACATGCCGAGGCTGGGGATCAGTTCAACGGCCTGGGCCAGGCAGTCGATCAGATCGGAACCAGTGGCGGCATTCTTGGTCAGCTGGCTGACGTCGATGTTCGCGATGCGAACGACGTAGCGCCAGTCGCGGACGGTCAGGCCCACATCCCAGCGATAGTGGGTGCGGTACATCTGAGCGCGTCCGTTGGAGCCGTCGACGTTCTCGACAGTGACTTCGCCCAGGTCGCGCTGCTGGAAGCCGGCGGTGCTGCCCTTGGGGATGATGCCGTGAACGGTGTTCGGACCCCAGCCCACCAGCCAGATCGACGAGTTGTCGGAGCCGGACGGGGAGCCGTCAGCCTTGATGATGTTGCCACCATTCTCGGCCGAGGTGACGTTGAGGCGCGGAGCGAAGCCGGTGAAGGCCTCGGGCTCGGTGCTGTCGTTGCCGTAGATCAGGGTCGACACGAACTCTTTGTTCATGCCTTCCAGGTGCGCCCGGTCTTCCGACAGGCGGAAGGCGGCGGCGTTACCGGAAAGATCGGCCAGGGCCTTGTCGACCTCGGCATAGGCCTCGAGCATGCCGCAGCTGTCGGTCACCTGGACGGTGGTCGACTTGGTCGGCTGGACGCCGCCATACAGCTTGCGCCAGGTCGGGGTGGGCAGGCCGGAACGGATGGTGGTCCGGTGGCCGGTCGGCAGATTGCCCTCGACGAAGGTCATGTCCTCGAGGATCTCGTTGGTCTCGGCCAGGATCTCGACGATGGGGGCGATGGAGCCGTTGGGATCCTGGCGCTTGGCCAAGTCCAACAGCGTGGGGTTGGTAGCAGTCAAAGCAGACATGTACTGGCACTCCTATGTTGAGTTTTTCGCAACACTCAAGTCATGGTCGGATAGAGGACGTTGAGCGGATCCTTGGGCGGCTGAACCGCCTGACCGGACACGAACTTGTCCTCGCTGATGGCCTTGCCGGCTCGGTAGAAGGCACGCACAAGGCTCGGCATGTTGCCGATGCCGTAGGCGTCCAGATCCTTGCGGAGTTGATCATCACCGAACCGCTCGATGAAGGTCTTGGCCACGGCGAGCTTCTGGGGCATTTCGGCGCCCCCGATCTCGGCGTCGGTCTTCACTTCACCAACCCACCCTTCGACGTGCTTGGCCCAGTTTGCTTTCTGAGCCTCGGCGCCCTTCTGGGTGAACTTGACCTGCAAATCGACGAGCTTCTGGGCCTGGTCCTTGGTCAGGGCCAGTTCCTTGGCGATGTTCTTGAACTCGCCTAATGCTTCCTCGTCGGGCTGCACCCCATCAGGCAGGGCGAAGTCGCCGTAATCCTCGGGCACTTCCTCGGTGGCCTTGGCGGCCTGGTCCTCGGTGGCGCCTTCAGCGGCGGCGGCGTCCTTCTGATCCGTAGGCTCTGCAGCAGCCGTTGCGCTTTTCGCAACATCCTGGGCAGCAGAAACCGGGGCATCAGTCTGAGCATCAACGACCGTTTCGGTGGTATCTTGAGCGGTCAACAGAGTGTCAGACACGGAAAAACTCCATCTTGGCCGAGTACCCCTCGGCGCTGGGAACCGGCGTCATCACGACGCTGGAAAAATGCTTACTGTTTCATGCCTAGCAACAGTCTCGGATAGTTCCCTACGGCCTGATCTTCAAGCTGCCCGATCCACCAGTGACCTGCAGTCCTCATGCCTTCTCGGAAAAACGTCTCCGAATTGCCAGTGAAACTGGTTTCATATATACGGCATTGTTGCAAAAACTGAAACACTAGATGTTGCAGGTCTGTGTCGGCCATGATCTTGGCCACCGCGGCCTTGCGGCGCTCGGCCTCGATCCGCTCCTTCTTCTTGGCGTTCTCGACCTGGGCGCGGTCGCCGATGTCAGCGGTCATAGAAGTTCGGGCTCCGACCCACGGTCGCGACACGGTCCACCTCGTAGTGGATGTCGAAGAAGTTCGAGAACACGTCGGCGGCGTAGGTGTCGCCGGCATCAGCCGGGTCACGCCAGACGCGCCAGCAGATCACCGTATCGGGCTCCATGCCGCTGATGCTGACCGCCTGTGCCTCCGAGGCCTCGGCGATCATGTGCTGATAGGCGACACCAGGCGCGGCCTGGATGATCTGGAAGGTCGTCGGGTTGGCGAAGTCGAATGCGCCCTGGCCGTGCCCCTTGGCAGCCGTCCATGACACGTTCCAAACGACGTTGCCGGTGCCGCTGGTGGCCGGAATCCAATGGACGTGCGGGTAGACCTTCGACCCCAGCTTGAAATCATGCTGGATGTGCGACTGGTGCCAGAACTGCTTCAGCTGCACCCCGGTGCCGGGGAACAGGAAGGCATAGAAGTTGGTAGCGCCGACCTGGCTGTAGGCCGGGTCGGACGACCCCGTGCCTCTGACGTTGATCTCGCCCAGCTGGTCGCGCCACCCGGTGACGCGGTGCGGGAACACCAGATCCGGGTCGTCCTGTATGATCTCGATTGTCATGCCGCACCTCCCATGCCGCCCATCATCCGGGTCAAGGCGTTGTCGCCGCCGGTGTCGGTCTCAGACAGCAGCTTGGCAGCGTTGACCATGTTGGCGGCGTTGGCCTGCTGCTGCTGGGCGGCGGCGGCCTCCTGCCTGCCTTTGCGGAGCTCGTCGACCTTGTCATCGGAACGGACAATGCGCGGGCTGATGCCGAGCGCCTCGCCGTATTCGTCGACGGCCTGGTCGAAGTCGATCTTGTCCAGGCTCTCGGGGTGAACGGCCGACAGGTTGCCGACGAATGACGCGAACCGCTCGATGCCGGTGGTGGCCACCGCCCGCTGGGCCTGCGCCATCATGCTGATGTAGTCGACCTTGAGCTCGTCGCCGGCGATCTCCTTGGGCGGCGGCGGCAGG